ATGTCTAGCGTAGAGAATAAAGAGAATAAAAAACAAAACAAGGAGAAGAAAATGAAAAAATTTAACATCGAAACTATCAAAACTATCATCATTACGATTTTAATTACAGGAATCGTCGCTTTTATTGGCGGTATGTACTACCAGAAAAATCAGACTGAACAAGTCAAAGCTGAAGCTGCGACAATCGTTAAAAACGTGAAAGTTGAAGTGTCAAAACAGTAGCAACGGAAAAGCGGCAACCGTTGCTACCACAAACTGCCGCAAAGGTTGAAGCCTCGCCTGCACCTCAAAAACCTGCTGTGGAGGCAGGGCGTGTAGGCGGCTGCGACAGGTTTCAACCTTTACTTGAAAAATACAACTGGGACGTGCGAGTCATGAAAGCCATCATGCAAGCTGAAAGTTCGTGTAATGAAAACGCAACAGGCGATACAAGCCTGACATTTACACAAAACGGCAGAACATATGGCTATTCAGTTTCTCTATTTCAGGTACGAATTTTACCTGGTCGAGAGAATTGTGATTCTCACAACCCAGAAGTAAACATTGACTGTGCTTATCACGTGTGGAAATCACAAGGATACAAAGCTTGGTCAGTTTATACAAATGGAAGATATTTAAGATTTTTATAGAAAGGAGGCGCGATGAGTGAATTATACAAAGCCTTACAAGAGTTTCGCAAAATAACACCACTGGTTAAAGCCTCAAAAGAAAACCCGTATTTCAAAAGCAAGTACGCAGACTACAATGTTGTAGTTAGTGAAACACGAGAGGATTTAGAGAAATGTGGATTGATGGTTAAACAAACAATTAGCCATATTGATACTAAAACGGCTATTAGGACAAAGCTTATTCACCTAGAAAGTGGCGAGATGCTTGAAGATGTTGCACCAGTTGAAAGCGCGCCTAACAATCCTCAGACGCAAGGCTCAGGCATTACTTACATGAAGCGATATTCATACATAGCAATGCTTGATTTACTTGTCGATACCGATGATGACGGCAACCTTGAACGCAAGCTTAAAGAAAGAACCGACAAAGAGTCTGCCGATTTAGCTAACGCTGAAACAGCCTTACGAGCTTGCAAGACTCTAGGCGAATTGAAAGAGAAATATACTAAGATTCTCAAAGCCAATCCAAAGCTATCACGTGAGCTTGTCGGCGTTAAGGATGAGATAAAGGCAAAACTAGGAGGTGATAAATGAAAATCCTAGACCTTGAACAAAGAAGTCAAGAATGGTTGGATTTTCACGAAGGCAGGATATCTGGCTCATCAGCTAAAGATTACTCGTCAGTTCGGTATATACCAAAAGCCGAGCTGGTCGAATTCGCTGAAAGTAAAGGCTATGAGTTTCCGAAAAATCTGACAATGGATAATATCCGAGCAATGCTTACAGAAGATGAATTGAATGAACTCTATGCGAATGTTCAAATAAACGATTCAATCTATAAATTAATTGCTCAGAGAATAGCTAAGCCAATCAACCCGAACGATTATGCAGATAGAATACCAGAAGGCGCTACTTATTCGGCTATGCTGAGAGGTCAAATCCTAGAAGAGGAAGCTAGAGATTTAATCAGTGAAAAACTTGGTAAGAAGATTATCCCTGGTCGAGTTTGGCAATCTGAAGAAAACGAATATATGATTTGCTCACCAGACGGCGAAATTGTAGACGATACAGGAAAAGTCTCAGAGGCTGTAGAAATCAAATGCTTAGATAGTTGGAAAGTAGTCAAAGCTTACTATGAAAAACACCCGCCACTTGATTATGAAGCCCAGATTATTCAGTACTTCTTAGTAAATGAAAATCTACAAAAACTCTATTTCTGTATTTATTCAGATGTATTCACGAATCCAGATTTAGGGTTACAGATATTTGAATTAAAGCGAGAAGATTATCGAGAAAAAATCGAGCTAACTGGCAGAGTGCAAAACGCTACTCTTGGATTAGTTGAAAAAGAAGTCCAAAAATTAATGTTCTAAGGAAAGGATAAGGGGTATGACGGACGAAGAATTGAAGAATATGAAATTAAGCGAGGAAGATTTGAAAGAATCAACATATTTTACTGAGGGTGTTCACGCTGTAACAATCACCGAAGCTACTTTTGAAAAAAATGCAAATGATAAAGTGTTTCTGAATGTAAAGGTTCAAGGTACAAACGGCGAACAAGGCGATGCCAAGTTATGGTTTACTGGTGCGGCAACGCCTTTTTCTGTTGATAAAATCCGTAAGATTTTTGTACATAATGCAAAAGATGATGAGCAGAAACAGAAGATTCGTGATTTTTTCAAATCTATGAAGAGCCTATATGAAATGTCTCAACTAATCCAGAAATTGCCAGGAAAGTCTTGTTGGTACACAATCCAAAAAACAGAAGAGACATATATAGATAATAACGGTGACGAGAAATATCGATATGAGCGAAATATCTGGGGATATGAGCCAAAGCTGAAGAGTAAATCTGAAAATATTGCTGAAGACATTGACCTTAGCGAGCCTGTCGATTTGAGCGAAATACCTTTTTAGGAGGTTAAATGACGAGAAGAAAAAAAGTCTACCTTCTCGAAACTGACAACGGGTTTACGATACGGATTGTAGACCCAGACATCAGTTTTATGAGGAAGTTTAAGTGGACGTTTATAGATAACAATTTAGTAATCTCACGAAGATTAAATTGGGGGGAAGATAATGGCTTCACAGAGATTAAGAGACGTAAACAACTGCACAACGTACATCGTCAAAAACAAAACGCTAAGCAGAAACTTTACGACAAGAAAAGAGGCTCGAGATTTTAGAAAAAAATCTGGCGGGACTATACGTAAAATAACAACTTTAGACGGTTTTATTACAGAGGACAAGCTAATATGGTAACCGTCAAAGATTTATTCAAAAAAGAGCGGGAGGCGTGGCTAGAAGAGGCTCGTGTAACCGCTAAGAAACTATTAGAAGATAAATCGCTTATCACGATCGAGGACGTCTTAAAAGAGTGCCCTCGCCCTGAATACATACACAGGAACACAACTGGCAACATATTCAGATGTGATGATTTTAAGCCTGTTGGCTGGCGAAAAAGTGAACGACCGATTATGAATGGCAGATTCGTAAGAGTTTGGCGTTTAGGAGAATAGCGTGGCAAGTCGAAAACTAATTCAAAAAGCTGACAGGATCTTCTCAAAATACATACGAATGAGAGATTCTGAAGACGGATTCTTCGTTTGTTGTTCGTGCGGGCAGAGAAAGCCATTTGAACAGGCTGACGCTGGACACTTCATAAATAGAAGATGGATGGCTCTCAGATATGATGAGCGAAATGTTCACGCTCAATGTAGATCGTGTAATCGATTCGATGAAGGAAATATGATTGGCTACACAAGATTCATGCTTAAAACTTACGGCGAAGATATCGTTGACCTGTTGGAAAGTATGAAAAAGCCGTACAAATGGACGGACGGAGAGTTAGAAATCTTAATTAAAGATATAAAGGATAAAACATAATGTACACGCTAATTTGGATAGTATTTGTAATGTTTATTCTAATTCTCGTAGCTATCTCAGAGCACAACATAGCTAAACAGGATAAAGAATGGCTAAAAGATTTCAGGAAGGATGATATATGGAAAAAGGAGGAAAAGACATGGAAAGAGAAGTAAAACCTTATTACGAAGACGACTATCAATCACTAGACGAGATGAGCACTATCGACCTACTAGAGATGAAGGATGACGCGCTAAGAGGATTAAACGAGCGAGAGTATATTATTCATCGCATCAACCAAATCTTAGATAGTCGAATCGAAGGCGAACGACCTAAAATTAAGGAGAAATAATGAAATATAAACTTCTAAAAGACATGCCTACAATTAAGGCTGGTACCATTTTTAAAGAAGTTGCAAGCGATTTTAATCAATGGAAAGAGCTAGTCAGAATTACACCAATTGGAGCAAAAACTAGTCCTCAATTCACAATTCAAGATATAGACAACTTCGACGAGTGGTTCGAGGAAATAAAAGAACCGACAGACAGCATTCACTATAAACCCAAAGATGGCGATGAGTATTTCTACGTTAGTGATTACGGAAATGTATATTCAGACATTTGGAGAGGCGAGCATGTAGACAATGAGCGTCTAGCTCTAGGCTTTATCTATCCTACTGAAGAAGAATGTGAAAAAGCCAAAGAACGAAGACTAGCAGAAGTCAGATTACAACGAACCTCAAACTTTAAGCCAGACTTTGAGAATTGTAATGGTGGCTGGGCTGTCTATTATGACCATGGACATGAAACGCTCGCCTTGTGTGAACTTGATGACTGTGATGCTGGTGAACCTGTACGCTATGCGACTAAAGAAGAAGCTGAAAAATCTATCAGAGAAAATGAGCGAGATTGGAAAATCTTTTTTGGAATAAAGGAGGAAGCATAATGGCTGGAAATAGGCAAGGAGGCTTAAAAGCCGCACAGAAAAACCTAGCAAGCAATCCAAACTTCTATGCAGAAATTGGACGAAAGGGTGGCTCAGCTACATTTGCAAGTCACGGAACTTGTAAAGGATTCGCACAAGATATTGAATGCGATTGCGACTTAATTGACGGTCCTCACTTCGTGAAGAAGTGTGCTGGCAAAAAAGGTGGTCGTATCAGTAAACGAAAGTAAACGGGTACGATTTGTACCCAGTAGAACATTAACATCAACCGTAGAACTGGACAGATGACTATTTTGCCCACCCGAGTCATCTGTTCAACTGGTAGCATCAAATTGGTACCGTAGAAGTAGCTACGGTAGGTGTCGATAACCTTGGTGCTATCAACTGGCAACATCAAACCTTAAAGTAATTAACTCACTTAATGATATACAAATTGGTGTTGTCAACTGGCTATATAAGTGGCTCGAAAGCCTGAAACTAAGCCTTACCCGTCGAATTCGAGAGGTTTAGAAACTCGGCAAATCATCACCTTATATAGCCAACTCTGGTAACGTGTTCGGGGTGCGAGGGTAGTGTGAGTAATTAGCTGCCTAGCGTACCACGTTGTCGACCTTACAGGTTGCCAGCACCAGTTCTGCGGTTGAAATTACTAACTACAAATAAGCGAGAATAAAATAACGGAGGTGAAAATGACAAAAAATAGCGATAAATCAACAAACGTGCAACGAAAACTGCTCATGAGGAGTATTTTAATAAAAATAGCAGGAGCCATAATACTCATCGGCTGCGCAACATATGAGCCGTTTTATAGGATTATGGTAATTGGAATACTGCTGATAATGCTTTCGGAGATGTAAAATGCCAAGAGTTGATTACGAACCGCCTAAAGCGTACAGACTCAAATATATAATAGTTAGCGCTATGAATATGCCCGATTTACACGACAAGGTGAATAAACTTTTGTCGGAGGGGTGGATGTTGCAAGGAGGTGTTGCAGCGTTTAAGGAATACATTTGCCAAGCAATGGTTAGAGAGGAGGAAGTCTAATGCGTGAAATAAAGTTCAGAGTTTGGGATAACATAGCTAAGAAATACATTGATGGCAGGTATGTTAGTATAGGCGGGCTTGGCTTGCTACATGTGGCTAAATGTATTATAAAGACCTGCTTTCGTCCACTACACACCAGAAAGAACCCTTGGTTTATCGTCGAACAATTCACAGGCTTAAGAGACAAGAATGGTACAGAAATCTACGAGGGCGACATCCTTATGGACGACACTGGCGAACCTATCGAGTACTGGGTGGTTAAGTTTGCTGATGGTGGATTTGTAGGTGAGTGTGTAGGTGTGGCTGAGCCTCTCTTTGAATTAGCTAACCTAGAAGTCGCTGGTAATATTCACAAGAACTCTGAATTAGTGGAGGAGAAATAATGACAGACAAAGATTTAATGACTCGCATCAAGATTATTGTAGACAATCTATCTTATAAGATTAGCGATTTAACCCTGATGTACGAGCATAAACAAGTTGACTCAGAGGATTTTTCCAAAGAAGCTAGTTACATAAAGAGCGATTCTGTCGAAAGTATTATGGATCTGGTTAGTGAGTATGAGGAGTCGTTGGAGAAGAAATAATGTTTGAGTCGATGAAAAAATCAATTGAAAAACAAAATGAACTGCTTGAAGAAATATTGGAAAAGGGCAGTTTAGAAAGCGTATTGAAAGATGCAAGCCCAATCGAAGTTAGTGCCACGTCTTTGTATATGGACCCGTATAATTATGACGAAACAAAGAGGTGTGTGAACGGTAATATCGGTGAACGTATTCTGGAAATCGTAAGACTGTATGGAGAAGTGAAATATTTGAGTGAGGTAATTTCAAGGCAGTACAAAGTCTTCAAACGTATTAAAGAGGAGGCTCCGAACGGTGTTGTATGTGAAGAGATAGATAATTTCATTAAAAGGTATGAGGAGGAGCATAAGAAATGAAAGACTTAGCTTTTATAGAAGACTACATTAAAAATAAAAAATATAATAATCCTGATTTTTCTATCTCGTGGGGTGTTACGCTTGATGGAAAAATTGAATACTGGGTTAAGTTTTCTATGACAGATGATGAAGATAATGACTATACCGATTATGTGCAATTTATTGGTGACAACTTAGAAGAAGCCCTAGGTAAGATTGTGGAATATCTGAAGAGTGGAAAACATTATAGGGACGGGAGATATCTATGAAGAAAATGAAGTCTAAAATTGACTGGAGCAATGTAGTCGCTTTCATAATGATGATTTTAACAATTGCTGTTGGGTCGCTGGTTATTTCTTGGCTATTGCAAGACACTGAACACAGTAGGAACATCGAAGCTCGTTGTAAATCGCTTGGTGGCGAGATGGGTTATTCAAAATGCTTTAAGAATGGAAAGGAAATCTAATGTATATTCCAATAGACAGAGTCCCTCAATCAGTATTAAACAATGTATTGAATCATTTTGTGAAGGATGTTATTGCTTTTGACGAAAAGCCACGCTCTGATCGTGCCAAGATAGAGTATAGGGATTGGTGTTGCGAACTACTGACTCTTCTAATCCAGCAGGAAAAATCAGATGCTATCGTGGAAGCGTTAGCAATTATTCTTGAAACCACGGATGACAAGCATCTTCGTAAAGCACTTGAGGATAATTTAATGCGTGCCACTGCCGCTCGTCAGTTTTTCTATGAGAAGCAACGTGCGTTGAAGTGGAAAAATAAGGAGGAGAAATGAAAAGCTTAATAAATCGGATAACTAAGTTGTGGGAGGAGATAAAGGAAGCGGGTATTTTTTCGTCTATCTGGATGGCGTTGTTTATAGGAATCCTTATATTCCTCATCTTCAGTTCAATAGGGGCTGAAAAGGGACTATCTAGGGACGAAATTTGTCAAAAGCATTTTGGTAAAGATTATGTCTGGAAAAACGGGTATAGAAGTGCAGACTTTTGCGTAGGCGATTCAGGAATACCAAAATACCCTAAATCGTGGCGATAAGGAGAAACGTTCAAATGAATAATGAAGATAAAGACCGTACGAGATGTACAAAATTATATTGTGCGATAATAGATGTCCTAGATTCTTCTGGATGCAAAAACCCAACCGAAGAAGCACTTTCAATTGTGAATTGGGTTAATCAAGAGATTCTGAAAGATAGGAGCAGAACACTGTTATGGGTGGCAGAGCTTATTAAAACAGAATATAACAAGCCTGACGGCCTCCCGTTTATTCGTATTATCAATCAAATAGCAAAAGAAATGATTAGCAATGAGCTCAATATTTTACACGGCGAGGTTTCTGAACTCAAAGAGGAGATTATCGATGAAGGAAAATGTTGAAAAAGCAATAGACAGTCTTCTTGACGATTATCTGGAGGAGTTCAGGACAGAGCACCCAATCGACAATTCATTTTTAACGATTTATAAAGACTATAAGTCTATTTTTGTAAAAGAGGCTGCTTGATTGTCAGGTCGGGCAGCTTTTTTATTTGTAAAGATTTTTGATATTTTACTTGTCTACCTCTATTTATGTTATAATATAAGTACAGTATGTGAGTTGAAAGAACGCAACTCTGAAGTAAAACGTTCTTATGTATTTTGAAAATGAGGTGGATATGGATAAAAAGCCGAGAAAACTAAATCCAAGGCAAGAAAGATTCTGCCAACTCTATGCAAGCGATAGAGAGTTTTTTGGTAATGGTGTTCAAAGTTATATAGAAGCTTATGAGCCTGATCAGTCAAAACCTAATTGGTATAATACAGCACGAAACCGAGCTTCGGTGCTACTAACTAACGCTAACGTTTTAAAGAGGATAGACGAGCTATTCGAAGCTGGTGGATTGAATGATCAGTTCGTCGACAAGCAGATGGAGAAGCTCATCACGCAGGACGCAGACTTCAAAGCTAAAATGGCAGCGATTCGAGAGTATAATAAGCTCAAACAGCGAATAACAGAAAAGAAAGAATTACACGTTAAACTACCAAAGCCTATTCTTGGTGATTTGGTGGAGGGCGAACAATAATGTTCGTCTTGACCAGTTCAACAAAGAAGCTTGCTAAAATGACAAAACGTATCCGTGGTGTTTGTGGCGGAACGTCTGCGGGTAAGACTATATCTATCCTTCAAATACTCATCAGCAAAGCTCAGAAAGATAAGAAACCGACTTTAACAAGTGTTGTGTCTGAATCATTTCCTCATCTTAAAAGGGGTGCTATGCGTGATTTTAAGAATATTATGCAGGAACACGGCTATTGGAAAGAATCAGCCTGGAACGCTACAGACTCTATTTATACATTTGAAACAGGCTCAAAGATAGAGTTTTTCAGCGCCGACCAGCCTAGTAAGGTGCGTGGTCCACGTCGTGATAGATTATTTATAAATGAATGCAACAACGTAGCTTATGAATCATTTGACCAATTAGCAGTGCGTACTAGATTAGAGATTTGGTTAGATTGGAACCCTACAAACGAGTTCTGGTTCTATGACTTATTAAATACACGCGATGACGTGGAGATGATTACAGTTACTTATAAAGACAATGAAGGTCTGCCTGAAACAATCGTAAAAGATATCGAGGCTCACAAATCAAACAAAAACTGGTGGACTGTTTACGGATTAGGTCAATTAGGTGAGGTCGAAGGCAGAATATACAAAGGTTGGAAGATTATAGATGAAATACCTCACGAAGCCCGACTAGAAGGCTATGGATTGGATTTTGGATATTCAAACGACCCTACAGCAGTAGTCGCAGTCTACTATTACAACGGCGGATATGTCTTAGATGAGGTTCTTTACAGAAAAGGTATGAGTAATCAACAAATCGCCTCATTTATGAATAACTTAGATTTTGGCGTGATTGTAGCAGATTCAGCAGAGCCGAAGTCTATCGATGAGCTGCAGATGTACGGATTGTCTGTTGTTGCAGCGAAAAAGGGCAGTGGCTCTATTCTGCAGGGAATTGGCTATGTGCAAGAGCAGAGTATCTCAATGACCAAGCGAAGTGTCAATTTAATTAAGGAATATAGAAATTATTTATGGCAGACAGACAAAGACGGCAAGACCATAAACATACCAGAGGGTGGATTCGATCACGCACTAGACGCTGTGAGGTATAAGCTATCAAGCATATTAAAACCTAAGTATGAAATAAGACCAACCACCCAAACTTCAGGAGAGTTATCAGCATTATGGAGTTAAGGTTTGGCGAGGTAAGAAATAAATACACTACGGAGGGGGTGGAAGTGGAAGAAGTCAGAAAAATAAGAGATTATATGACGGCTCAAAGTATCCGTTCATTTACAATCTCATCGAAAGTATCAACCTTTACAGAAGTCAGACAAGAGTTTGAGGATTTAATAAAACAGGCAGAAAATGGGGAATGTTTAGATATATCTTTAAGTGTGAGAATAGACAAAAAGACAGGTCTACCTCAGATGGTTAAAAAAACAATCCTTGATAAAAACTCACGGCTATAGACGTTTTTATTCAAATGTGATATTATAGACGAGTAACAAGCTACTGGGAAATGCCCAGCGTGATGATTACGTAACAGTAATTTTTACGTTGGGGGAAACCAGTGGCTTTTTCTTTTATAGACGAATCTAACATCGGCGACGCGTACGATGAAAGTTTGCAGAAGTACCAGGCAGTTTTATCTGGTATTGATGAGCTTGAGCGTATCGCTCTAAATAAACCTAAGCCAAACATACCAGAGGGCTTACCTACAGTTACGGACGGAACTACAGCTAGCTATGTTCAATCTCGACCTAAGAGCGTTATTCAACAATTGCCGACTGGGCTAGTTACTAGTTTGGACAAAGATAAAGACTTAGCAGATGTCGCTAATTTGGTCTTGACTGAAGAAATCCTACCAAACGCAAACACTACAGGAAGTGTTATTCAAAAATCCTGGGGAGCTTTAAGTAAGGCTATGACATACGGCTCTCAGCCAGCTTACTGCTTTTATACACAACATGGAAATTATTTTGGGGCAGACTTCAAACTGCCTTATATCAAGGACGTTATTTTAGAGGCTGGCAAAGTCTACGATAAAGACTGTAATGTTATTTTCTTACGAGCTTGGTACCAACCAAGTGATATTAAATATCTAATTTATCGCGAGAAACAATTAGCCAAACACGGCATAAAGAGCGGTTGGCGACTAGATAAACTCACCCAGCTAGAAGCAAAAGAGAAAACAGACGAAAGCAAAACACCAGCCGAGCGAGAGAAGAACCTTGAGACTGGCGGTATACAGATTATATTTGCATTTCAACAGGGCGTAGGGGCTACTTTTTACGGATATAGCTCAGACAATAACGAAGTAGTCTACTCAACTGTGAATCCAGACCCGAGAGGCATTATTCCAATCCACTTCATATATCACGATATGGATATGTCTAATCCAATCGGTCGTGGTGCAGTCGAACTTGTAGCAGGACTTCAGAACATGCTCGATTCAGAAATGCAGATGTACCAATATGCTCAAGCCTTGGGTCTTAACCCGCCACTGATAAAGCGAGGCTCATTTGATACTTCAACTATACGATTCAAAGTAAACGCTATTTGGGACTTAGGCGCAGACCAGAACGCAAGCATCTCACCTGCGAATATCTCAACCAATGCGACAAACAACTTTTCAAACAACTACGGTTTAATTAAGAGTCAAATCCTAAACTTGAACAACTCAAACGACACAAGCGTTTCTGCTGAGGTCGGAAATCCTGGATTCTCAAAGACAGACAGCGGGGTGAAAGCACAGCAGGAGCGTGTTGGTGTTAGTGATAATCATCTTCGCAAGCAATTCGAAGGTTGGTTTGGTGATGTGTGTGAGACTATGCTTAATATTCATTTTGCTCTGTCTGAAGGTGAACAGGAAGTTGACCTCACCCAAGAATACATCAAACGCCGAAAACTTGAAGACTCTGAGTTTGACGCAAGTACAGCTGTTGTTGACTACAACAAGAAACTAAAAGGGTTCAAGTTCAAAGTCGACGCTTCTACCTCAAAGCTTAAAGATGACGAGCAATCTATGGAGAATCTAAAGGGAATCTTAGAGTTGGCTCAGTCTGACCCTGAGTTAGGACAGATTATCCGCAAAGACCAATTATTGAAGCGAATGATTAACAAATCGGGTGTTGATGACCCTGAAGAGTTGGTTATTGACCTAGACCAAAACAATAACGGCATTGCAGACAGTGAGGAGCAGTATGAATAACGATTTGATCCCAAACAGTGGGTTTTCTTTGGATATCCCAGAAGAACGGAAAACTAAAGAATCCAAGGAGAGGATTGCGGCTAAAAAAGATATTAACCTACTAAAAACTCTACTCAATGGAATTGATGAAAAGATCCAACTAGCCCAAAACATCAATCAATTAACAATGAATCCTGAAACTTCTGAGAAATCCCTAAAAGTGCAGATATTAGCTGCTAGGTGGCGCGTGAATGACCTTATAGAACTTAAGTCGTGGATAAAAGCCCAGACAGACAAGGTAAAAGAAAATGACTGAGGACGTTAGAGAAAAGCTAGAACAACCGCTAGAGACTGAATCACTATTGGCTAGTCACGAATTCAGACAGGAGGGCAGGGTTTTGATTTGTGTAGACGATCCAAGCTTAACAGCAGTTTTACCGTTAGGCGTTTATTTGGTTGGAGAGAAAGGAGCGTATCGACTAGAGAAGTTATTCTAGGCGGGTTGTTACCTGTAGAGATAAGACCTTAGTAGTATCTCCGCAGGTAAGAGTTCGCCTCCTGAGCTCTCATCTGCGCACCGATGTAAAAGGTCGTAAATAACTAAATAAAGGAGTAAAAACCGTGGACAGTACCACTACAGACGTAAATACAAGCCAGAGTGCGGCAGATGTGTCGTCAACATCACAAAACTCAACCGACAACACTGATGAAAAATCGCTGACAGACGGCTTCTGGGGTGATGATTCAGACAAACAGTCGGAGGGTGAGTCCAAAATAGACGAAACCCAAGAAAAACAGCCTGAAGAGAAATCAGAGGGCGAAGAAAAGCCGGAATATTCAAAAGCAGAGGAGCGTAAAGCTCAACTGAATGACGATATTCGAGGGTTGGTGTCCCGTCGGGAAGAACTAAAACGAGAAGTAGCTGAATACGAAGGTATCAAACAACTACAAAGCTCAATTAATGAAAGCCGAATAACACCAGAACAACTAGAAGCTGCAGGGTTAGACCCACAAGACGCCGCTATTCAAGCCCTTCTATATAATCAGGAGCTTGACCAACAGCAGGCAAAAGTAAACGAAATATCAACGGATATTGCTGACCTTCAGTACCATATGGCGCTTGATAGAGTAGAACTACTTAAAGACTATCCCGTATTCGATGAAACATCACCTGAATACAATGCAGACTTCACGAAAAAAGCAGCTGATATGTATGTAAGTGCTGCAAATCTGCAACTTAACGAAGAGGGCGCGCCAATCTCGGCAGATAAAAAGCTCTATGAGTTTATGTCAGACTTGCACGGCATTTACGAAGAAGGTCTGAAAGCTGGCGGTAAGAAGATATCTAGAGCAAAGCAATCCGCGGCAGTAATGAATGCTGGCGGAGCGGCTACATCAGGAGAAGTAGACGAAAAACAATTTGTGAATAATTTCTTCGATTAAATCCTTCAATCTAAAAAAACTAACCATAGGAGAAAAATAAAATGGCTATTAATTTGCCACAGGCATACTCAAAAATCCTTGACAAGGGATATACACTTAAATCATTAACAGCACCTGCCTTTAAGGGTAAGTATGAAGTTGTTGGTGGTACTACTAAATCATTTAAGGTGTACAGTACAGACGCAGCTTCTCTATATGACTACTCTACAGGCAAGAATGCTAGCGGTCAGGGCGTTGGTTCGTTCGGCTACAAGTACTCAGCAGCTGGCAATAAAGAACAAGTTATTACAGCTTCTCAGGACAAAGCCTTCTCACAGCAAATCGATAAGGCTGACGCTAAGTTCTCACGCGATGGCTCACTCGATACTAAAGAAGTCATGCGTGCAACCTTAGAAGAGTCTATTTACCCAACAATGGATAAATACAACATTGATGCATTGGCAAAAGCGGCTGAAACTACAGCGGTTAAGACTTTGACCATTACTAAGGCAAATGCTTATGAAACATTTATGGCTATGACTACTGCTCAAACAAACGCTAGAGTACCTCACAAGGGTCGTGTTGCGTTTGTAGCTGCAAGTGCATACTCATTACTGAAGCAGGATGACAACTTCACTCCAGCCAGCGAAATGACTGCTAAGAGCCGTCGCGATGGTAACTACGGTGAGATTGATGGTTGTATGATCATTGAAGTTCCAGATGACTACATGCCAACTAAGACGACTATCGTTTTGACTCACGAAGACGCAGCAGCAGCTCCAAAATACTTGTCTGAGTACAAGCAGGGTGAATTTGGTCCAGAGGCTAGTGGTTACTATGTCGCTGGTCGCGTTGTGTACGAAGCATTCGTGTTCAACAAGAAAAAGGGTGCTATTCAAGTTCTGAAGAATGCCTAGCAATTTGGGGCGGGGAAACTCGCCCCTTCTCCGCGTTTTGCCTCTCCGCGATAAATGAGAGGTCGAAGATTAACAATTTGGAGAGAGACTTAGTAGAGTGTGTTATTGCTCATACTATAGTATAATGATGGCAAATCATTTAATCTTGTGGGAGAAGATAGATGAAACAGTGGATCAAAAACATAGATTGGGCGGAAATTGGCGGATATTTAATGGTAGCAGTATTTTGGCTAGGTCTGTTTGGGTTCATATACTGGCAACAGATATACGACTACTTCGCACCAGTTTATTACAAGCCTTGCACGGTAGAAACTATAAATTACGACACTGTCAACATAGACAAGGGTAAATCTCGGTACGAAACAAGTCGTATAGAAACTGTCGGTCAGAATGGTTCAAAACAAGTCTGTAAAGCCTCAAAGTCTGAATACCCTAACAAAGAAACTATTGTAAAACAGCCAGTCAATCAGGTTGTCAGATATACGCCGACTTCTAAAGCTGCATATGATTGTATGTATAATGATGACTGTGGAGAAGCCATGGACGAGGGAGAACCAGACTATAATGAAGAATACATGGAGTATATGGAATCTCAGCAGGAAAGAGGCGGTGCAATCTGTCGAGACGGAACACGGTCATATTCAACTGGAAGGGGAACTTGTTCGCATCACGGCGGTGTAAGTCAGTGGTTATATTAAACTACATCTTGACAAAATATCTCTGTTATGCTAGTGTGTAAGCATGAAAAAAGCTATAGTCATTGCCGTCATTTTAACGCTCATAGCAGGCGTTGGTGGTGGTGTATGGCTAAAGACCCGTCTGGATGCCCAGGCAGCGGCTGGAATGGCTCAGGAGCAGAAACAGGAGCAACCGAAGAGTAAGTATGATGTCGGACCACCAGATGTGCAGGAAATGCTTGAGTTGGTGAACCAAGAGCGTGCTAAAGTCGGCGTGGCGCCCTTAAAACTAGACGAAAGATTAAATGCTAGTGCGCAGGAAAAAGCAGACGACATGCAAAACCGTGGTTATTACGATCACAAATCGCCAGACGGCATTGAAGGTTATTCACTTGTTTTCAAACACATGCCAAGTAAGTGTCGATATGCAAGTGAGAATCTAGCCGAGGTTTCTACTACTGATAGTAAGTTTGGTAGTAGCCGCTTTACTATAGATAATTGGATGCATTCAACCAAGGGGCATCGCGAAGCCATATTAGACGCAAAATATAGTCTGGTGGGGTTTGGCATTTCCAAGCAGGGACATGACCTTATCGTCGTCCAGCACTTCTGCCAAATCTAAATAACATCTTCTACTGAGTCTCTCTCCTTATATAAAAATAAGGAGATTTTTTATGGGCTATAGAAGTTGGCTACAAAATTATGTAAACAACCACCCAGATCAAAACACAAGGTCTCAAGGACAAGGGTTACTAAACGTCGTCGGCGATGACATGGGTATCGACCGCAACTTTCTATCTGGCAACGTAGGCAATGGTGGTAATTTTCGTAAAACAGGATTGTTTGGACGCAACACTTGGGTAAAAGGAGGCGATGGAAAGCTATACAAAAACGATGAAATCAGCGGAATTAATGACCGTTTTAAGCAGCTTTATTATGCGGATATGGCTAGAAACAGAGGTGGTGGCGGTGGAGTTCCTGAAGACAATTCTGGCGGCGGAGGCGGTGGCTACTACGGCGGTGGCGGTGGTTTCAACCCATTCGCTGCTCAGGAAGCCCGTAACAAGGCAGACGCTATCGCTAAATACGATGACGAGATTAACCAAGCTAACTCAGCTATCAACCGTCTAGGCGGACAGGAAGCCGTTGGTATTGCTAACGCTGGAAAAGCTAAAGACCGTGCATGGCAAGAAAACGAGAACAGCTTTAATGAGTCAACTGGTCGTTACAACATGAACACTAAAGACGCTATCGACAACATCAAAAAGACCCGCGACCAAATCGAAAGCGATACAGCAACTAAGGTTCGCTCAGCTAAGGGTATTTTGGCGTCAGGTGGAGCAGGAGATAGCTCTTTTGCAAACGTCTTAGCACCTTATGAGATAGCTAAAGCTGCCTCAAAACAGCAAGGTGAAGCTCAGGACGCATACGCTAAGAACCGTCGAGATATGGACATCAACTACTTCGCAGTGAAGAATGCTTACGACAAGAACAAGAACGATATTCAGAGCGAATATGACAACCGTGTGAACAGCGTGAAGCAAAAGGTGGCACAATCTCGTGCTGAACTGCTAGACCGCATTAGAAGCGCTAACGTGGGCAAACAGACGGCAAATGGTTCAAGTATGGCAGCTGCTATTGCAAGCCAGCAAGGTACACGCGACCAAATCAACCGATTGGGTACAGAAGTTGACGAATTAGGACGTGATCGCAGTATTCCTATCCAAAAAGTGGACTGGAAAGCACCAGACCTTGCGACATACGACCCTAAGGACGTTACTGTCAAGGATAATTCAGAGATTGGTGGTGTAAATGATGAGATTTCACCAAACTTGCGCCCAATCTTAAGCGACGAAGAGAAAAAGAAAAAGCAAGAGTTAATGTAGGGAGTATTAGGAGATGGATTTTTTTCAAAGAATAGGTAACTTTTTTCAAGGAAAGGGCTGGGTTAGTGATGAGGAAAAACGCCGTAAAGAACAGCAAGTTCAGACACAACCTCAGAATAAGCCAGCAGTTACTTTTAAGCAGGACACTGTCTTAAATAACTTAAATAAAGCACCTAGCTTTGGCAGTCCATCTCCTACTCAAGGACTTTTTCAGCAAAAACCTCAAACAGATACAGTGCCTAAAACCGATACGGTACCTAAAGTAAATACAGTACCAACTGCAAATCAATTCACTAAGCCTGTTATTCCTGAGATTAAGCCAGAAATCCCTCAGAAGACTATAAATGACGCTCCTAAAGTACTGACCCCTCAAGGGCAACAAGATTGGGTAAACAAAGAAAACAAGCAAATCCAAAACCAAAACCTAGCTAACAAGCCCATGATAACGCCTAAAAATCCTACGTATTTCGATTATTTGAATCCATTCGGCGAGCATGGTCTATTCGGTGCAAAACAGCAACAAACCTTCAAGAAAACAATTGAAAAACCTATTACAGATAATATTAACAAGTTTAATAATTGGATTGACTCTTCAGATAAAGAAAAAGGGTTCCAATGGAGCGACCCAGGAGATTACGTACGATTTGCCGCTAAAATACCTGGCGGTATGGTTCAGGGTCTAGCAGAAACTCCAAACAAAGTAGCTAACGCAGTTACAGGTATAGAAGCGGACGAGAACGGCAAAGTAAAAGAATTAAACGGCGTTCAGAGATTCGGTAAAGGGCTAGACGCTGGTATTTCAGTAGGTGGATTAGGATTCGGCGGTTCAGGCACACTTCTTCGTAGCTTAGCAGGTAAAACGGCTGGTAATGTATTAAAAGAAGGCGCAAAACAGGGTATTGGTCGTACTGTATTAAATGGTACAAAAAACCTAGTCAAAGACTCAGCAAAAGAAGGTGCGGAAGAGGTCGTTCAGACGTTCGCACAAGACCTAGCAGATGACGGCAAGATAAATATGAACAAAGATGCTTATATCCAATCTGGAGTGTTTGGCGCTCTCGGAGGGGGTATGATGCACGGTGCTGGTCGTGCTGTTAGTGGTGTGAAGGGAATGGTGAGGAATAGGATTAATCCTTATAAGGTGAACAATTCAGAGGCTAATCAGCCATCTCCAGAACAAGCAAGGTATAACGCAGCCACTAAACTAGCCGCCTTAGAGCGTGAGGCAGGACGGCAGATGTCTTTCGATAAAAATAATGCAAAACTACCACTACAAGACGCTGAATTTAATACAGGGGCGGTAGAGAGGTTGGCTCAAGGGCTGAAGTATGGCACAGATAAGGATATTTCTTTTTTGCGAATGAGACCTGAACTATTAGATCAGGCTAATGTTATTAGGAAAACCAGAGGTCTAAATCCGTACAAAGATAATACTGTCACTGCATATACAAACGCTGTGAATAATCACTTAAATAAACGTGTTAATGAAGGTATGAGCCCCGAAAGGGTCGCGTATATGGCTGCCGATAGCCTAATAAGCCCTGAATCTCAGGCATATGGAGGAACTACCAGTAGAAGCGGATATAATCGTGATCATATAAATATAGTAGCTAGCCCAGGCGAGACTGGCAGATACAATACGGCTACAATAGCTGATTTTAATGGGAATATAAGCTTAAAGAACATTTCACCAAGAAGAGAAGGAGAAATAAAAAATCTCTCCCAACAACGAGAAGAGATTTCGAGAGCTTCGGATGGGGGCGCAAATGTTGTTCCATCATCCACCAATAGCGATAGCTATGTCGGCGGCGCGCCAGTTTCCGCCGGTCGGAGCTCTGATGGTGCTAATATAGCACAAGAAGCCCAGAATGTCAATGAAGACGTTAAATACAAGCTCAATCCAGAGCATGAAGCACAAGTCAGAGCGTATAACGAACATATAACACGTCTACGCCAACACGAAGAGTACTTACGTGGTCAAGGAATGAGTGAAAATGCTCCAGCCATGATTAACCTACGTAAAGCTCAAGAGCAGGCTATATATGCTAGAGATCATATCGGTGAGGTAGATGAGAACGGATTGAAATATAAACTAAGCCCAGAACAAGAAACGTTCTTCAAGGATTCTAAGATCCGAGACGAAAATGGCAATCTGAAGACTGTATACCACGGAACAAGCACAGACTTTAACCAGTTTGATCCTGATAAGATACAACAGGATAACTTGGGTAAAGGTTTTTACTTTACAGACAACAAAGACATAGCAGATAGTTACGCTAGCAGAAGGACTCGCGAAAGAGGGGGCGACCGCAAAGTTGTAGAGGCATTTTTGAACATTAAGAAGCCCTTCGATCTAAACTATCAGCCTAGAGAGGTTGCTTTGGATTATTTAACCCATTATTTTTTAAGCCAGGGTAAAACTAAAGAAATGGCGCTAAGGAATGCTGAGGATCTCTTAAACAGCAGTTTAGCTAGCGGTGATATTGTAGATAATAATTATGATATTGTGTTTGACACTAGCGAGCCAGAATTCCAAACTTGGGCAAGAAATAATGGCTATGATGGATTAATAGTACCAGGTAGAGATAAAGCAAGTGGGGCAAGTGGCGACGCTGTTGTTGCCTTCAAACCAGAGCAGATCAAATACACCGATAATCTCAACCCAACAGACAATCCAGATATGAGATATAAGTTAGATGCCAAAATGCAGGAGTTAGCTAGCCAAAACAATCTTCTAGCACGTCATCTACAACTAACAGGCGATGAGAACCTTGTATTCAATGAGTGGCAAAATGAAATGCAGAAGAAAGCATTAGGCTACTATGATCCAAAGACCGATCAAATTAACCTAAATAAACTTACAGAAGACACCCTAAACCACGAATTAGGACATAAATTACTTACACGTGTAGAAAATAAACAAGACTTATTAAATGCTATCCGTGAGTCTTATGGAGATGATTACCTAATAAACAAATACGGTAATCAGTATGGTAACGATCTAAACCTACTAGCAGAAGAACAACTAGCCGACGGATTCAGCGATTACTACAAAGGAAGACTAAATGGTGAAGATAAAGTACGTTTAGGCACTAGATTAGGTATTCCTCAAAAAGTCTTAGCAGTGTACGACCGTATTACCGAAGCCATAAGAGGACTTGTCGGCAAACAAGACGCCATTAAGCAATTCTATGCTCAAATGGAGACGGGGAAGTTCAGAAACGAGGTGTTCGGAAATACCGAACACCTGCCAGCATATAAGCTGGATGACGATCTGTCTAGAATACTTGACCACTACAAGCAATCTCCACGTGGTGGATTAGACATGAATCTTGTTAGACAAGAGTACGCTAACAATCCTGAGGCGATTAGGCGCATAGATGAAGTAATTGCCGAAGTAAAGCAAGAGGCGACACAAAACAAGTCTAGAGCACAGCGAGAGAAGGAATATTATACTAAACTCAATAACATTGCTAATTCATTCCAGCCGTGGCAGCCTAAACAAGGACTTAACACTGATGCCATACAAGACTTTCACCGAGCTGAATATGAGCTTGCAAAAGAATATCCAGATGTTGCAAATAATCAAGCGATAATTGATACTTATGAGAAAAAATCTGCCTTGAATAACAATACTGAGAACATCTATCATCCCGATAACCAAACTGATATTGACAGTATCGAAGCTGCCGATATAGACCCATCTGAATACGCTAAAGAAATGACCAAACAGCAAAAACTAGCCCGTAAAGGTGAACAACCTACTCTTAGAGAGCGTTGGCAAGACTTCAAAGCAGATATGCGCGAGAAATTCGTGGACAGATTCGCACCAATCGAAGATAGGATTAAAAATCAGTCTGAACAATTAGAAATGCGAAACGCCATAGATCGAACTTTACGTGCAGACGGTATATCAGAAGCATTTATCCGAGACAATAAGTTTGATAAATTAATCACTAGCTTTAAGAATAAAAAAGAACTACAGACATTTGACCAAGCGCTAATCGCCAAACACGCCCTAGAACTAGAAGCTAACGGAATAGAAACAGGACGAGACCTCGCAAGGGATAAAGCCCTTGTAAAAGCTACAAGTAAACAATTCGCTAAAGAGTTTAAGCAAGTTAGAGAGTATTCAGACAAAGTCCTGCAGCAAACAGTAGACTATGGGCTTATCAGTCAAGATACCGCTAACTATTTAAGGAAAAAATACCCAGATTATGTACCGTTTGACCGTATATTTTCTGATAATGAATTAGACACCCAAATGAAACATGGAGTGGGGGCTGGTGAGGCTAGTTTAAGTAAGCAGGATATTGTCCAGCGTATTAAAGGCTCATCTCGCTCAATCGACAGCCCATTAAACGCATTGATTACGAAAACCCAGGATATGATTCAGCAGGGTGAACGCAACAAAACAGCCGAGCTTCTGGCAAGTTATGCTAAAGACCCTAAGAATCCATTCCAACTACGAGAATTAAAGCCTGATGAAGTTGCAGATGGACGACCAACTATCAGTTATTTAGACAATGGTAAAAAGCGTACATTCTTAGCTGCGCCTGAAGTAGCTAGAGCTGCTAAAAATATGAACCGTGAACAAATGGGGATTATATTAAGAGCCCTTGCAGCACCTGCCCGTTTACTGAGAATGGGAGCAACTACAGTCAACGCTGGATTTACTATGGCAAACGTCGTAAAGGACTTTGTAGGTGCTACTATAAACTCAAAGGGCGGATTTAATTCAATGAACCCTAAGTCTATTGTAAGTGCCTTGGGCGCAGCATTCCATCATAACGGCGATCTATATGCAGAAATGCAACGTGAAGGAGTTTTAGGAAATATCTATGAACTAACCCGTAACGCCTCTGACCTAAACCTTAATGAAATACGCAGTCATAAAAACATACTCACCCGTTCACTGCATAATGCGAAAAGCCCTCTAAAGACCCTAGAGAATACCATCGGACGCAGTGAAGACTTTGGACGAGCCTTACAATATGTTGCAAACAAAAAATACGCCAAACGAAAAGGCATGAGTGAGTCTGAGGCTATAAAATTTGCAGCCGACCAAGCAAGATGGAACTCTACAAACTTCTTAAGAAGTGGAACATACGGTAAAGCAATCAACGCAATCGTACCTTACTCAAACGCAAATATTCAAGGTCAGCGTATTACTTTACGCCGAATGAAGGAAAACCCAGCAAGGTATACAGGTAAAATCGCACTTGGAATAGTAGCCCCAACTGTAGCCGCTATGGCTCTATCGTATAGTAATGACGAGAATAAGAAGATAATGGAAAACTTACCTGATTATGTCAAGGAAAATAACGTAGTAGTTATCGGTCCAGGGGCTAAATATAATAAAGAGCAGAATAAATGGGAGGGCGTTTACCTAGTACCAGTACCACCTCAATTCTCACCACTTCACAGACAACTTCACAATATGGTTAGAAGCACTATGACGGGACAACAATTTGATACAGGTAAAGCCGTCGGGGACGCTGTAGAACAAGTAACGACTGTGAACCCAATGGAGATAAGACGTACAGGTGCTCAGTATGTACCACAAGCCGTAAAGCCATTTGTGGAAACCTGGGCAAACAAAAACCTATATACAGGACAGGAAGTCGTACCTGAGGGCATGAAGAATCTTGACGGAAAAGACCAGTGGGACAACAGCACAAGTCTTACAGCCCGAAAAGTCGGTGAACTTACAGGTCTTAGCCCTAAGCAAATAGACAACGCATTTAGGACGTCTACAGCAGGCGGTGGACAAAACCTACTTCACGGTATGGATTTCGCCATAGCAAAGGCTACAGGGGCTTCTGATGACGAAATAAAGGGTAGAAGTATGCTAGACTCAGTCGTTGGACGATTCTACGCGCCAAAAGGAACAAGCCAAAGCTCATACTTCTATCAATCATTAGAAAAAGCCGCTAAAGACAATAAATTGTCTGGTAGTGATTTAGAGCTTTACCAAGCATTGACCTCTAGGAAGTATAACGGAGACGGTAGCGTAGAAGGCAAAACAGAGGGCGATGTCTTAATGAATAACCGAATTCTGGCAAATAAGCCAAACATAGTTAAAGCTCTAAGTGAGGCGGCTAAATGGCGCTCAGAGCAAACAGGCGAAGAGCTAGACCCTCTATACAAACTCCCAGTAGACAAACAGCAGTACTTCTATCACTTACAAGGTTCACCAAAGAACGGCGCCGAGCAGAGAAAACTGAAACAAGACGCACCTTGGCTAGAAGATTTCCAAAAAGAAAGAAGTGCATACTTTAAGCGTCAAGACTTCAAATCTGGAAAGAGTAATCGAGTACCTTACCCAGAGGTAAGTGATGAACTCCAAGCTACTCTAAAAACATACCACGATATGCCAAACAGTCCTCAGAAATGGGCATTCCTGGACGCTCACCCTGAACTATCTGACCATTACAAGCAAATAGAGGACTACTACAATAAAGTCCGTGAAGCTCAAGGTTACGCCCCACAGCGAACCCGCCCACAACAAAGCCAATATGTAAAAATGCAAATGGCTAATAAAAACTGGCGAGACCCTGCCGTTGCTAGATATTTACAGGATCTGAACGTTTACAACATCACTAACTCAGCTTCTCTGGCTGAAATGCAGGGCGAAGAATTAAGTCCTAAAGCTCTAAAAGCTATACAGAGTGTAGGTAAATATGGATTAGTCAAAAATCCAGACGGAACATTCGCTCTTAAGTACCCAGACGGACAAGGCACTAACGAATCTCATATTCAAGCAGGCGCTGTAGATATGAGTAGCTTCGGCAGGAGAAGAGGCGGAAGAGGTAGCTCATCAAACGGTATCAAAACTTCTACAGACACTCTTAAACTGTCAAACGCTACAGCTCTAGGTATGAATGCCTTTAAAAAGAATAAGGGCGGGTTGCCACAGTTCTCAGTTAAGGCTATCCAAAAGAGCGCTCTGCTAAAAACGCGTCGACCAAGAAGTAGGGTAGTTTCATTTAAGTAATATAAAAAATATGTTAAAATAAAGACAATTCTAATCCACCGAAGTGCTTGGCGATTGGATACATAAAATAATAAGTGGTTATTTGTGTATTCGCTCCCAGGCACTTTTTCATGAACAACCACAGAAAGGTGGACTTCATGAATCTATCGGAGGTAATTAATCTTGCCTATCAAACAGCAACAGGAAAAACAAAAACGCTCAGTCCTGGTAATTCAAAATACGAGCGTATGCTCAATATTGCCAACATGGCAAATATGCAATGGGAAAGCGAGCCAGACGTTATATGGGGCTCATTGTGTGAAGATAGGGAAATAGGTGTAATTGACGATAGCACGTCATACAAGCTCCCAGAAGACGTTAGAACAGTAGATTTTCGTAAGTTTATAACACTGACTAAAGAATCCAATAGTTGGACGGTGCCTTTTATATCCCCACAACTATTTAAGGGCGGTTGTTATGGAGTTTTACAGCTAGGCTGGAAGTTAGATTTTAATGGACTAACTGAAGAAATGAAGGGTGCGAAAATCATTGCGCCAGTTATTCGTCGTACTAAAAAATTGGTAGAACCAGAAGACAAAGTAGAGATTGATGATCCGTACTGGCTGGTCTATATGATAGCTGCTGAATTTGTTAGAAATAGCCGCACAAAATCCAATCAATACGGTAATTTGGTTACCCTTGCTCAATCTTCTATGGAAGGAATGAAGAACCGCAATGGTTACAAATTCGATGAAGTAATTAGAGAGGACATCTGGCTATGATAAAGCCCCCTAAGAGCGCTCCTCAGCCAAATATTGATAGATTGAGTGTTAAGTCTTGGAACAAGGGCTATATCTCTGCTATGGACGCAGGGCGTATGCCTAATAGCGGTCTGTTGAAAATGACTAACGCTATGCTCAAACAAAATGGAACTGTTGCTCCACGCCCAGGCACTAGACAATACGGAGAGGATTTACCAGGTGAGATCTTAGGTTTTGATGAGTATGTTGAAGTCGTTGGCAACAAGCGAACAAACAAGCTTATAGCTATCGTAAAAGACGGAGAAAGGGCTCACGCGTATACAGCGCTAGACGGCAAGGGTTGGGTCAAGGTTGAAGGAGCAGACTACAACAACGAATCGTACCCAACATTTACTCAAGTCCGCGATAGGGTAGTGATTACAAATAGTAAAGATTATCTATCTTACTATGATATTCAGAAAAAGAAGAATGTACGCCCAGAAGCCCTGCCTACAGTTACAGAGGTGAAAGCTGAAGCAGTAGGTATAGCGGGGACAAATGAAACTCTGTACTACTGTGTAACGGCTGTTAAAAATGGAGAAACAGCAAGAAGTGATGCCGCAAGTGTACGAGTAAATAAAAGTCGAACCGAATGGCGTGGAAAAAACGTAGACAAAACAAAAGGTCAGACTGAAGAATACATAAAGATCACTTGGAATAAAATCAAAGACGCTGAATATTATATTTTATACTGTGGTATTTCCCCGACGAGCTTGCGAATGATGGATATCGTCGGACATATAAAAGACAATACTTTAACACAATCCTATGAAGATATCGGGCAAAAAGTCTTAAACCCTAACGTTATCCCTCCAAATTCAAACAGCACGGCAGGCGTTAAGGCTGCACGATCAGTACTTGTAGCTAGCCGTCTATATCTTTTGGGCGACGAGGACGACCCTTGGAAGATTACCTTTGGTGGCGCTGACCCTGACACGATGTTGGATTTTTCAGCATTTGCTGGTGGTTACATAAGAATAAATGCAGGGTCAAAGGAAATACCTGTTGCTATGCGTCCATTCAGAAATGGTAAGGGCGATGCTGTGCCGATGATTCTATGCTCAGAAACCAACGGTAACGGAAGCCTGAAATATCTACAGTCATCAAGCATGCAATTAGACTCTACGAATATTCAGTGGATTAGCGTGATTGACGATAACGGACGAGATGGAACAGACGCGCCAGATTCAGTTGTCGTTTATAATAACGCTCTTATTTATATCTCTAAGACTGGATTTAAGACTACATTGACAAAGCCTCAAATGCAGAACGTCCTATCTACAGATAATTTGACAGACAATATACAACCAGACGTTGAACGCTTAAACAGTAATTTTATTCATAAATCTATCGGGCTAGAGGTGAACGGTATGATTTATTTCGCGGTGCCAGTTGGTAGTGAAAAATTGAACCAACTATGGGTACTGGATATGAAGCGCGGCGGTGTTTGGTGTATGCCTTGGGTGATAGGCGACATTAACGACTTAAAAGTTTACGGAAGTAGCGACGGAAAAACCAGAGTACTTTTGGCTATCGGCAATAAACTTATCGAGCTGACTGATGAAGTGAAAATGACCGACAGTGGAAAGCCGTTTATCACTGATATAGGCTCAGGAGTTGTGAAGTTTTCTGAAGATGGTGCGATGTGGACAAGCCTAGTGGATATTACGTTTATTTTGCTTAAACCTACAGGAACCATTAACTTCTCAGTGTCTGGAAAAACCGAAGACGAACCACTTCAACCATTCTTAAACTTCAGCAAAAACTTTACCCCAAAGACTGTCCCGATTGGGTGGAATACCCCTTCAGGCTGGAACAGCCCTCTAGGTTGGGGATTTGTACCTAAAAAATATAAGTCATCAAGTGGGGAGGTAAGACTATCAATCACTAAAGACATTGACGAAGACGTGAACTGGATTCAGTACTCAGTCGCGGCGAATGAAGCAGGAGCGGATTTTGAGCTGTCTGACGTAATAATCCAGCACATACCGATAGGAGTTATTTTTGAGGAGGACGAAGATGAATAAAAACAAAAAGGAGGGAAATATGGAGCCAGAAGTATCGGCAAAAGAGTTTGGAGCGTTAGAAGCAGACGTCAGGCATATCAAAGAGGGTGTAGACAAACATACTATTACTCTAGAGCGAATTGAAAATATTGCTCGTGCTAATGTTACTCAATCTCAATTAAAGACATATATCGCCGAACACGAAAAAGAATCAGAAGAAAAATACGTAAAACGTACTGAAATTGAAGGCGTTATGAACTTTTGGAAACTGGTAACAAGTAATCTGGCGAAATTATTTGCAATCGCACTTGTAGGATTGGCTATTTATGCAACCAATAATTTAATTCAGCAAAATAAAACCGTTACGGAATTACAAGAAGAAGTTCAACAAACAGTAAGGAGGAAATAAGATGATAGAAAAAGCACTAGCTTGGTTTTACGCACGTAAAGGTCGGGTTTTTTATTCGATGGAAAGTCGGAATGGTCCAAATTCATATGATTGTTCAAGCTCTGTATATCACGCTCTAAAAGAAGCAGGTCTTTTACCTGCTAGTTATTGGATTGGCAATACAGACACGTTATTCGACGCTCTAGAAAAGAACGGTTGGGTACGACTGTCTGAAGACGCAAACGGCGAGGCAGACACGCAACGCGGAGATATTTTCATCTGGGGTATTCGAGGAAACTCTGGAGGTGCGTTGGGTCATACAGGAATGTTTGTGGACGCAGATAACGTAATTAACTGTCGCTATCAAGCAGGTATTGTAATAGACAATCACGACTGGCTCTGGAGTGCATCAGGATATCCACCATATGCATTTTATCGATATGTAGGCAAACCAAAAGAAGCTAAACGTGTAGCACTGCCTGAAGTGTATTATGCAGATGAAGTAGCAACTGTATTTGATCTTAGACAAATTAGATGTAACCGATTGATTGATGAGTTCGACTGGGAAGATAACGGTGTACCCGTTTCTGTAGCAGTGAGAACAGACAAAGACGGCTATCTGCTGGATGGAGAGCTTAACACAGGAGATTACTTCCGAATCGTCGGCTCAACAGAGATATTAGACGAAACTACCGAAAATAACAAACGCTACCTACAGCTAAAAATGGCAGATGACGGGATTTGGGTGTTGGCAGAGCGAGTACGCGAATTAGCGAATGGAGATGCAGGTACACCACGACCGCAACCACGTCCTCAGCCACAACCAGCCCCAAAGACACCAGAATTGCAACAGGCACCTCAAATCAAAGAAAAGCCACAGGAGCAACCGCTAGCACCACAACCAACCAACGAAGACGTTATGAGGTCTATCGGCAAATTAAGCCAAGATGTCACTAAGAATAAAAGCCTATTAGAGAAGATTATCGATTTTCTAATGAGTATTTTTAAGTTTAAGAAATAAGGAGGAAATATGGAAAAGATTAAATTATTATTTAGTCCAGAAACTAAAAACGGTCGAGCAATGAGGACATTTTTGCAAGGACTATTGGGAGCAATGGGAGCATTCACAGTGCTATACAGCAGCCCTGAGTTTGGTAAGTTTATCGCAAGTTTGGACGCGCTGACGGGACATACGGTATTCTCAGCAGTTATTGCAGTTATTGCCGCGGTTATTAGTCGTTTGATGCCAGTCATCGGCGCGGTGGTCGAGATGTTAAAGGAAAAATATAAGGAGAAAAAAGATGCTTAGAAAAGCTTCAGCAAAAGGCGAATTGCCAGCGTCCGCAAAACTTACCTCTCAAAAAGAAAGAGGAGCCCAAAACCTAGCCATAAGTACAGTCGACGGTTGGCTAATTGGTGAGGAGCAGGATTTTGTCATATTCGAAACTGATTCTAATAATGATATAGTGCCAGGGTCGGCAACTTCATGGAAAGGCGTACCTGCTTCAAACGGGAGTATTGCTGGACTTACTCTGACAGGTGGTCTGGATAGGCTATATCCGATTGGAGCTGCAGTTGTGCCAACGGCTACTTCTGCATGGGCAAACGACTTAGTCGAGTGGCTATTAAAATCTCATAATCCAGACGGCACACTAAAAGAATCTGCTATACCTGAACTTAAACCTCAAGTAATTCCTGAGAAGTCTATTACAGCCGAAAAGATAGACTTTACGAC